GTAGAACCAGTAGCTCCCGTACCACCTGTTGCTCCTTGCGGTCCAGTTCCTCCTTGAAGATTTCCTGAAAGTGTCCATGCGTTAGAAATCCAAGAATATAAATTACCATTTGTTATAAGGTAAGCGTCGCCAGTTGCACCAGTTGGCTGTGCAGCTTGTAGTGTTGCTAAATCTGCGTACTCGCCTTTAATGTAACCAACAGAGCCTGTAGCGCCTGTAGGACCGGTTGATCCAGTTGCTCCAGTAACACTTGTACCAGTTGCACCTGTTCCTCCAGTAGCTCCTGTCGCACCTGTTGGACCAGCGACTGTTGAATTAGCACCAGTTGCTCCAGTAGAACCCGTTGCTCCTGTTGCGCCAGTAGGGCCAGCTACAGTTGAGTCAGCGCCTGTTGCGCCAGTCGAACCTGTTGCTCCTGTAGAACCGGTTGCACCAGTCCCGCCGGTTGCTCCAGTTGCTCCAGTTAATCCTGTATTTCCTGTGGCACCAGTCGGTCCAGTAGCTCCCACATTTCCTTGAGACCCAGTTGGTCCAGTGTTTCCCGTTGCTCCTGTGCTTCCTGTAGAACCTGTAGATCCAGTCGAACCTGTTGCACCTGTTACTCCTTGTGGTCCTTGAATAGTTCCGACGTTTACCCATGCAAGTTGAGTGGCTGACCAAACATATAAATTTCCACCAACTAAATAACCATCACCAGCGTTACCGGTTGGACGCGCTGCAACTAAATCATTTTGTGTTGCATAAGAACCAAGAATTGTTACGCCAGTACCAGCAGCTCCTGTAGAGCCAGTTGGTCCAGTAGGTCCTGCAACTGTACTTGCTGCTCCTGTTGGTCCGCTAGGTCCAGTACTTCCAGTAGAACCAGTTGGTCCAACTGAACCTGTTGCTCCTGTTGCTCCGGTTCCACCGGTAGCACCAGTTCCGCCTGTTGGACCTGTTCCGCCTGTTGGGCCAGTTCCACCAGTTGCACCGGTAGGTCCAGCTACAGCAATTTGATCAACAACTTGTACGTTGACTTGCGGTACGGGGCTTACAATTATTACTTCATCTGCCATTTAGATATCCACCGTTATCTGTTCGGTTACAAAAACTTGACCCCGCATGTAAGTCTTTTGGAAAGTTGGATCTGTTGTGTCAGTAGCTTGAAGGTCCCAAACACCGCGTTTAGGAAGATCTTTAGTTATATCTTTTGGTAAAGATAGTCGAATACGGCCAGTGGCGTTATTAACTACAGTTACAGTCATATTAGCAACAATAATTGGTGCTCCAGAATAAATTCTAATCTGTGCTGTAAATACTAGGTTTGTTGTCGCGCTTGGGAAATCAAGCTCAACTGTAAATAGGTCGCCTTGATAGATAACAAGGTCGTATATAGCGGCAGTTGTTGGGATTGGTGTGTAACCATTAAGGTTGTTTTCAATATATACGCGTTCTGGATAGCGTGAGTCTTCAATCTCTTTTGCCAAGTAAATTGGAACAAGACGGTTGGTGTGACGAGATACTCGACGAAGTGTGCCCATCTCAAGACGCCATAGTCCAATGTTAAGTGCTGATGAGAGCTGCTTGTACTGCTCCATGCGTTGTTGAATTATTCCCGTAAGTTGACGGTAACGCTCAGAGCGAGGAATCATAACCCCGTCTGGAGCTTGGATATCAATATCAAAAGCTGAGTCTGTAGCAAGGCACCATAGGGCTTCAATAGTTGCCAAAATAGCAATTGGGTACTCTTCAATTGGGGGTAAATTTCCCACAGTCATTTTGCGTCCAAAAGAGTCCATGCGCTCATGCGTGTGTTGATCAACAGCTGTATTAACAAATCGCTCTAAATCAGAGTCACTAAAATAACGATAAGAGGTACCGGTAACTGTGACGGTAGCGTTGGCAGCTGGGGCTGTCCAAAAAGTAAAAATACCCAAATCTTTTTCAACCGTGTATCCAGCTGGAGAAGGGATAGGTGTAGTTCCTTGTGGGCTTCGAACTTCTACAACAAGGGTGGCTGGCTCAAGAGGTTTAATTTTTGTATCAAACACTTTGTTGGTTCCATTGCCGGGTTCGGTATATGTGAATTTTTTAGGCAGGTCACCGAGCTCTAAGCGAACCCGATCCACTATCTGCGAGACTCTAGCCACTCACAACCCCTGTTCACAATAATTTATCTAATGGTATCTATTACGGGGTGAAATTAAGCCCTAAACGAAGAAGCGGGCTAATGCCCGCCGCCCCGCCGCGTTACTGCATTAGATTACGTTAGCTAAATAGCCCTTGTCACGTAGGTGATAAGCAACTTCCTTAGTAACCTTGTACTTCTGACCAGCTTTAAAGTTGTAGTTATTTCCTGCTCCAAGGGTCATATTTTCAATGTCTTGAACTACACGGATCTCTACTGAGGTTTCTGATGAACCTACTTCAATTGCATCGTCCACAATAATTGTTTGACGATCTGGTTGAGTTGCATCAATTACTTCTGTCTCAAGTCTTGCTTGAGCTGTTGCTGTTGCCATTGACATTTCATTTGCACGTGCTGCGAGAGCTTCTGCGTTATCCGCGATCTGTTGCTCACGAGCCTTACCTGTAACATCGGTGGGCTTTACTTTACTTGCCATTTGTATCCTCCGGTTTAGTATCTGTTAAAAGTTTGTGTTGGGGATGGGGCCGAAGCCCCACCCCCATTTACTGCTATTAAGTTGTTATTAGTTGGTTTCTGCAATAACAACAGACTGATCTGTGATTAGACCAAGTCCGAAGATTGAGTACCAAGCAAGTGCATGCTCACGACCGAAGTCAAGAATACCGCCATCGCGGAGTTCAACTGGAAGAGAGATTGCGTGACCGAATGCGTTATCTCCAATGAAGATAGCTGCATAACGATCTGATGCACCGTTACCTGTCTTTGTAGCAGGTGTTGTGTAGCCTCCACCAGGAGTTACTGTTGGGTTAGCAACTGTAGTATCAGCTGAGTAACCTGAACCTGCACCACCAGCAACCTTGAGAACTTGTGTGGTCTCAATGAATACTGTGTCGTATAGACGGCCGATTTCACCTAGCATGAAGTTACCTGGAGCTGCGTATTTTGTGACTTCAATGAATTCTGGATTGTCACGAAGCTTGCGGCTCTGGTGTGGGTGAACGAAAGCAACATATGTCTCACCAAGGCGAGGGATGTTCTTTGTTGCTAGTGTTTCTACTGCGTCCTTGACTGTCTTAGGTGTCAAGTTAAATGCACCTGTCATTGAAGCGCGGGTTGTACCCTTTGTACCGTCTGCATACCAGTTGTTAACTGCTGATAGGTTAGAGCGGTCTTCACCGTAGATTACTGATGTTGCTGCATAAAGTGTGTCGCGTGAAAGCTGATCTAGGTAGACAGCCATGTTACGACCAAGAAGACGTGAGGCAGAAGCCATTACGTCATCAAATGAAGCATTAAGCAATAGCTCTGATACAGCAAGAGCATATCCATGCTCTGATACTGTGATTGAGAATTGCTGTGCTGTTAGTGCGTTAGTCTGCATACGCACGCCTTCTACGAGTGAACCCGCGAAGCCGAGGTTGTTGTAACGCATGAAGTTAATCTGAAGACCTGGTGCAACACCAAGTTCTGTCTTCTTTACTGCAAACTGCTCAAAGCGAAGGATAGGCATTGCCTGGAAAAGGATTTCCTTAGACCAGATTGTCTGGATCGCTTGAGTCAGCTGTGTGTTGGTACCTGAATACGCGGTTGGCGCAGCGGCTAGATTGCCGGTACCTGTAATGGATGATGCCATTTTAGCTTTGACTCCTTATTTGGATTGGGTTTAAAGTTGGATTAACCGAGGATCCCTTGAGTGCGACCTTGAGCTTTAGGGCTCAAAAGACGACTGCGATATTTTGCATATTCGTTCATCGGTAATGCCGCAATTTCTTCCGGCGATAACATACGTTGCTCCGAGTTAGTTTCCATTGGTCCGGCTGGGGGAGTAGTTATGCTCGTCCCCTTCATTTCTTTTCTAGCATTTTGCATCGCTGCTTGTGCCGAATCAAGAATTCGAGCTGAACGTTCCTTCAAACCTTCAACACTAGCTGCAAGCTCTTCACGGGTATTTCCGCTAATGAGATCAACTAATTCAGGAATGATATTGTCACGTTCTTGTTCAAGTATTTCTTGACGATAAGCTTGTAAATCTGCATATTGCTTTTCGCGCTCCAGAAGAGCGAAGGCTCGTTCGCGTTCGACACGCTCACGCTCCAACTGCTCCTGCAACTCTGTTAGACGAGCATCTGCATATGACTTGGAATCAAGTTCTGCAAGTGCTGCTTCTCTAACTCTTGCAGCTTCTGCTTCCGCATCTGCTGCTCTACGAGCTGCTTCTTCTTCTTTTTCTTTCTTGAGTGAAAGAAGCTCTTCCTTCAGAGAATCAATCTGAGGGTACAACTTCTCTTTCTCCTGAGAACGGACCTTAGCTAGATCTTCATCAGTATAAAACTTCTGATTACTAACTCTTTCCGTAGTAGTAACAGTCGACGCGTCAACGCCCGACACATTTACGACTGGAGCCGTTCCAGCTTCTGCTTCAAAAGCAGATGCCATATTTTCCGCAGTTTCCATGCTTATACATCCTTTTCATCCTAGGGGTCGTTTTCCGATATGAGAGCACAAATGACCAAACAGTTATTACACTTTATTTTCTCTTTTTACTGCCAAAATGTCTGCCTAAGCAGGTTTAATTTTGATAGTCTTCCGGGACTCTTCTACGAGGTAGAGCGGTTCCGTAAGCTTCTGTTACAAGGGATGTGCGGAGTGCCGCTTCACCTTGCTGGGCTTGAATATCTGCCCCGTCCATAAGTGGAGGCATGCCAGCAGCTTGTAGTGCGCCGCCGCCTCCCGCGGTACCGGCTCCGCCACCCGCAGTCATATCTGCACCAGGTTGACCTACCATACCGCCAGTTAGTTGAATAATTTCTTGTTCAATCTGTGTTTGAAGAAGCTTAAGTGCTCCATCAGCCTTTGCATCATCAAGAAGCTCTTGACGGATTTCATTTAGTTTTTCTGTAGGGAATTCTTCACCAAGAGTACGCAAAGCACCTTCTTTAGATTCAAGGCCAAGAGAAAGCATTGACTGTACTTCGTTCAAAGCAATCAACTTGTCTAGAGGAAGTGGCTGTGGGAAATTAGCATAAGACAAATACATTAATGGGTCATTTGGATCAAGGCGATCTAGCTGACCAGGCTTGATTGGGGTATTGAACTCTGGGTTCCAAATAAGCACTTCTGGCTCTTTAATTGCCAAGCTTAAAAGGATAAGTTCATTTACGCGCTCTAGACCACGAGCATACTGAATAATCTTTTGGTGATAGCGGTTCATCAAAGGCTGGAACATGATTGATAGTGCAACGCCAGATGTATTTGAAACAGGCATTGCTTGACCAAGAGCTGACTCTGGTACACCAACCATTTCGTGCATTGACTTCTTAATAAGAGCCAAGAATTCCATTGCACCCTTAAGGCCTTGAGATCCGCCTTCTAGGTTTTCTACCTTTGCATCTTTTGGTAATCCACCCCAGACTTTATTAGCACCCTTCTCAAGTTGAGAAGCCTTAGCGCCGATGATGACTGTAACGGGTGCTGCGTGATAGTTAACAATGTCAGCAACATCTGTAGAAACTTCATTGTAGACACGGTTAATATTAATAATATCATTGCAATCAGAAAGACCCCAAGGGCTACCACTGATACGAACATTTGGAACGTGAATAATTGGAATAGTGCCAAGTGGGTTAGGACGCGAGTCAATAAGTTCGTCGTTGATGTATTCTTCGATAATGTCATCAGTTAAGATTTCTGTGTAAGTAAATACTTGGCGTGTTCCTTCAAGGGATGTTCCCCAGAAACGATACTTAAGTTTAAAACGAATAAGGCGCTCGCGGTCATGTGGGTGAAACTCTGGAAAACAGAAAGATGAGTTAAGAGGAAGAACGCGAACACGACCAGGATGAGAGCGACCAGCTGGATCAACCCAAGCTTCTTCATAAGCAACCTTGATGAATATGTCACCTGATACACCGCCTTGCTGACCCATTTCCCACAATACTGTGGCTTTGTTGTTATCAATCTCCCAAACACGTTCTAGAAGGTCTGGAACAATTGCTTCGGTTTCTTTAGGGGAACGGAAGCTAACACCCTTACCAAATGTAAAGTTTATAATAAAATCTGTAAACGCACGATAGTAGTTAATAACCATCTGCGTCTCGCCTGTTGGACGACGATAAGAATAATGATGTCCAAGGTACATAGCCCAGTTAAGTGAATAACGGTTTAAGCGTGGCCCGTGTACTTCAAACTCTTCATCAGCTAGCTCAACAAGCCCAAGAGGGGAAATGGAGATAGTTAAATCAGACGACGCCGCCCTATAACTGGGAGGTGAGAAATCAATTCCGCCGCTCACCAAACCACCCTTCCACTACAGTAGGCATAGCCTAACACAAAAGTCGATAAAGCGCTTTACCCTCTACGCGCTTCTCCAGCTATCAAACCTTTACCTACCGGCTTAGTAACCTTCTTCTTCATTGCTTTTTCTTTTTTTTCTTTTTCTTCTTGAACATAATCACGAAAACGAGGGTCTATATCTTTTTTAGACTTAACGTATTGTCCGCCCATTTGGTTGTACTTGGCATGAATCCAGTGACCGCGGGCAGGTGATTGTTTTTGAAATCGTGTTGATGCTTGAGCAGTAATCATGTTGTAAAGCTTAGGATTGGCAGGTAACTGCGTTGGTCCTTCTTTTACTTCTTTACCTCTAATGAGTGCCATTTAAATCCCTTGGATAAAAGAGGAACCAACCCCCGCAGCTTTTCGAATGTGCTGAACGGGGGTTGGAAACCTAATTAGTCTTGAACTACTGCTGGATTAGCTGATTGCTGATGAGCGCCGCTGCGGAAAACTTCTTCAAAGCGGTTGTCTCCGTGATCAGCAAAACCGCCAGCAGAAAACTCACCAAGGTAAGCTGGTGCTTCTACCCATGCGGCTGAGCCAACATGTGCACGCTCACGCATTGTCTCTTCAGCAGTCTTCTGCCAAACAGCTGCGTTGCGATTTGCACGACCAGCTGCTGGCATATAGCCTTGCATTGCGCCGGTTGTAAATTGCTGTGGAACATCAGTATCTGTTGCGATACCTTCTTCAAAGCGAAGTGGTCCGCGTTGTCCTGGGACAGCGCCTGCCATCTTGCGGTCGTACATTGTTCCTGATTTTTCAGGAAATTTTGGATCTGGTGCGATTGTCATATATGACTCCTAAATCGTGGTTTGAGGACCTCGAGAAAAGTGTCCTATGTATTGGGCTAATACACAGGCTAAAGTGAAAACTATCTAAAAAATGGTGAGGACGAAACTTCGACTTGAGGCATTGTCATATCCATAGTTAAAGCACAAGCTATAGCTAGGGAGTCTGCATAGTCGTCGTGGGCGTGGGCTTCTTCTGGGGCATGGGCTAAAAAGTTAGGCCCTTGAAACTTAGTCTCTAAGTCCGTCATTTGTTGGTAAAAACGCTTCCAAGTACGTAAGCGGCGAGTTTTAGCGTGGGCTGGCCAACCAACCATACGACGGTCAATTAAAGCCTTAAGGTGTTTCCAACGCTTTGATTGCTCTTGCTGGCTACTGCCGATTGAATGAACTTCGGATCTAGGTAACAAAAGTTTCATACGTTGGGCTACGGCGTCACCGACACCGTTGGCATCAATACCAACTGCTAACACATCGTAGTTACTAAGGAAGTTAACAATCTGGAAGTACTGATCTTCCCAGTCGTCTCCTTGAATTTCTAACCAGTTTAAAACTCGGTGATCGTAATAACCAAACTCATCTGGTCTATCCCAGTCAACCCACACAACAGTAACTACAGTCGAGTCAAGTTTACGGGCTGGGTCAATCCCAACAACTACTGGTGTTCTATGCCAAGCACGTACGCACTCTTGCGAAGTATCGCCAAGCTCATCCATAATTACTGAAGTTACAAACATACCTCTTTCCAACATCCATTTACAGCTGTAGGACATTTGGAATTCGTCGGAGTCTTCTCCAATACGGAGCATCTCTTTTTTAATGAACTTGCCATAGTTTGTGTTGACTTTTGCAACATCTCGCCAGTCCCATTCAAAATGGTTTTGTCTAGAACGAGAGCTTGTTTGCCGGCGCTTATTAAGTTGGATTGATTTGTAAAAGTTGTTTTTATGTGTAGTAGGTGTACCGGTCTTTACCATTGTCCCTGAGTAATACGCAAGCATCGGAGAGATAGATTTAGATACTACAAAGTCGTCTGCCTCTTGGCACTCATCAATAACAATAAGATGGAAAGACTTAGACTCAATTTTAGCTCTAGGGTTAGCTGTCATCATCATTAAGGATGACCCTGAGTTCTTAAGTTTAATTTGACGAGTGACACCTGGCACTTTACCTAGGCTGTCATCAATTTCTGGATCACCTAAAATCTCAAGGGCGCGTTCAGATGTAAGTCGATTTACTGTACGACCGAACAACGTTTCTACCTGCCCCTCAACTGGGGCAAACATTCCAATCCAAACTCCATCTATAAACTTACCTAATAGATCTGGATACATTTTTGCCAAGCGTGGAAGTAAAACCATTAATGTAGCTACAGTGTTAGCAATTGTTTCTGATTTACCTGACTGACGTGCAGCAAGAGCGGTGATCTCTTCACCATCATTAATAATTACAGATTCAATAACACGTCGCGCAAGAGGCATTTGATAAGGGTGTAACTCATGCCCTACAAGAGCTGTCATAAATTGAACAGTTTTATCAACTATCTTTTTTACAAATTCTTTAGAAAGCTCGTCTAATTCTTCGATCTCGTCTTCGGGTACAAGATCTTCATCTTCGTCCGGAAAGAACTCATCGTCATCTTCTTCTAACACAATTTTGTTTTCCATATTAACCTTAAGTCTAGTTAAAAACAAAAAGTCCGGGCTATTAAACCCAGACCGTTTGCTGCCACCACACGGGGAGAGGAAGAGAGAGGCAGGCTTAGTCTAGCATAAAGTCGACAAATCCATTTATGGCTTTGCCGTTCTTTTGTACAGTTCTTCAACGACGGCATGAATAGCTTCTGCGCCAATTCTGGCCTCTTCTAAATAGAAGAGTTCTCGGCTTTTTGAGTAACCGGACATGCAGCGACCGACTTCATAGATAGAGTTTTCAATCCACATCTCTAGCTCAGCTGTTGGGATCTTAGATACCCGTTTTGCTACTTTTTCAGAAAAAGGTTTATCCCGCTCCGGCTTAGTTTTAAAAAGTTTCATCAAATAGTCCGTCCTTTGGGGTCCAGGCTTTTCTGCCTTTCATCGCCTCAGATAGTAACTTATCAATTTTGTCGTCATCTTCCCAATCAATATCTGGGCGATGTACCCAAACACCTAGGTAAAACCCTGGGTGAGTAAATGGAGCGCGAAACACTAAGCACTTACCTTTTCGATAAGGCATCTCAGTTTCTTGGGTAGTGCCTACCTCAATAATCGGTAGAGCTTTTTTGTGCCAGTATTGAAGTTTTCCGCCGTATATTAGTCCGTAAGATTTCATAAGATATCGTTAAATAGTTCCTTTGCTGTAAAACTTTTAAGGTCAAAATCATCTGGAAGCTGCTTACCAAGTTTACTGCTAATTTGAGCAGTTTGACTAATGCGCTCTTTTGCACCAGAAGAAAAGTCTTCCATATTGCAAGGTCCCATATCAGGCCACTGATCTAAACCAGAGGATCTTAAATATTTACCAGTAGAAGAGCTAGCTTTTAAACCCTCCCATAAACTTGTAGGGACGTTGTTATAGCACCACCAAGTGTTGTCGCGGAATACCACAGCTAGCTGATTGTCTGTTGGTCTATAGGCAATAGTCCAGGCGCGTGGGCGTTCTTGGTTAGTAGTAGGGGCTCCTTGAGTTTCCATACCGGCACTTCTAAGTTCTTTTGGTACGTTAACAAGCCAATCGGTGTTTTCGGCTACTTCAGATCTACCCTCAGCAAGCTCACGCTTATTAACTACGTTAACTTTAGAGGCAGCAAGACCTGCGCTAAGGCGGTCTAGGCCTTCTTGATAAGCTTTGCTACGTTTAACCATTAGTCCTCACAAACGTGGTCTTCTGTCTCGGTTTCTAAAACCCTAGTTAAGCATACTGAACAACGCAAATAGCGCAAAGGCTTGTAGTTGTTTTGTACAGTAGCTCCTAGAGGAAAATCTGACCCGCTCTCGTCATCGTGTGACTCGTAGCTCACAACAACGTCTGGCTCATCAAAGATCTCGCGAGGAAAAGGGCCTTTGGGCTCAACCATAGTTTTTGGGAATGGGTGAACTTGAACAGCTTCTTTTTTAATTATCCTCATCCGCAGGAGCTTCCTCTACGGGCTCTTCTGTCTTTTTCTTTGTAGCTTTCGGCTTTGCCTCAACTACCTCTTCTGACTTAACAAGTTGAAACTCACCCGACGCTGCACGATCGTAAAGCCACTTAGGCAAGCATTCATGGCAATAGTCAACTGGGTTTGTGGCCCCATCATCTACTGTATAGATTGCATTTTTTTCGCAATTTGCACATTTAATCATAATTACCTCCACGACCAGTATACAACAAAAAAGGGGGCAGCACATAGCCGCCCCCTCAGTTGTAAGGTGTTATTTCTTCTTTGAAGTCTTCTTTGCTGAAGCGGTCTCAGAAGCAAGCTTCTTTGTAAGCTCCGCCAGTCCGGCTGTTGCAACCTTGCCAAATGCTGGATCTAGCTTGTTAAAGTAGCGAAGAGCTACCGGGACCAGAGAGGCCCATAGAGCGTTAGCGACTAGTAGCCACTCGCCTGAACCAAAGTCCAGTGGGGTTGACGCGCCGCTTGTTTGCATAACAATCATTACTGCGCCAATAACCTGACCAAGCAAGTTACGTGCGTAGGATTCAATCATTGCCTTATTCATTCTTCTCCTTCTATTACGTGTTGGTCGAATCGACCCTCAAGTCTTGCTAATGATACACGCATTTCAGTAATGTCAAGGCCAATTTTATTAACGGCGTCACGCATGCTTGAGCCGCCGTTGGGCTTAAGTTCAGCTAGGTAGTGCTTTATGGTCCACTTGATACCAAGGATAGTTACGCCGCCTACTCCAAGAATAACGGAGGTGAGTGCGGCCCAGTCAGATACGTTCATTTACACATACTCATTCTGTAGAAGATGTCAAGTTCAGAGTAGAAGAGTGTGTCGTCCGTATCAAATAACGAGATTTATATAGTTAAATTAGACCATCTAAGCGTGAATTTGTCTTAATATAAAAAATATATTTGTTTCAACTTGACCTAAGATGTAACTCTGTGGCAACCTAGAGTTTAGAAAGCACTAGTGATAGTGCTTTTTATTACTGAGAGGAGCAGAAATGTTCAATATCAGAAAACGTAACGCAATAGCAATTGTGATACTTGTAATTCTAGGACACTGTCCGCCAATAGCGGCAGCGTTACCGGTTGCAAATGCCCCAGTAGTTATTACGGACCCGCTTGATAAGTACAGAGGAGCAACAGAGCTGTCAGACACAGATTTAGTTGATCTGCTTAGTGCAATTGGTTTTGAGGGAAAAGCTCTCAAGGTTGCCTACGCAGTAGCTAAAAAAGAGTCTAACGGTCGCCCACTGGCTTTCAACGGAGATAAAAGTACAGGAGATCACTCCTACGGTGTATTCCAGATTAACATGATTGGAAGTTTGGGAGAAACCCGTAAGGAAAAGTTTGATCTCACCACATATAAAGATCTCTTTGACCCAGTTACAAATGCGGAAATAGCTTTCTACATGACTAACGGTGGAGAAGACTGGTCTTCCTGGAAGATTGATCCAAGTCAAACAAACGGAGCTAGATACGAGAGTTATCTAAAACAATTCCCAAAGAACTAAAGATCTAAACCAAAAAGCCCCCGGTTATTAGCCGGGGGCTTTTTGTTTGTGTTGGGAAGATTATGCCCAAGGTGTGATTGTAATTGTTGCTGTTGAAAGCACTGAGGC